TTAATAACCATAGTCATCACTAGCTTTTCCTTGGTCGTTAACGATTTTAGCATATATCGCTGGCACGGTTATTTTGCCACTGATAGCAGATTTATATGAAACTGTTCCAACACTGTCTCCAGATATGGTTACTAAATCATCTTCCAAAACTCGTGAGCCTTTCAATGTATCTGGATCATATCCAACTAAAATAATGTTATCTGAATTTCCGTCAACCGCTAATCGTATTTGGGTTTCATCATCATCTTCCATTACTTGGACTACTTTACCGGTAAATTGCATTTTTTTGCCTTTGTAGTCATCTGGCGTCCTTGCTATTTGATCATATGTAATTCCTGTTTGATATGATGATGCATCGTCTGATGAGCTAGCATCGGTAGCTTCACTACTTGACGATGAAGTTTCATCATCGTCTGGTTTCTCGCTAGAACTAGAAGAGCCTAAGCTGTTGTAGTAGTCTGCTTGTGACTTGTTCAGTACTAGATTAGTCTTTTTTATATTCTTGGCAATGTCGTATTGTAAATCGTCACTTATTTTAGACTCTACATTGTATTTAGATAGACTTCCCTTTAAATCAGTGACAGCAAAAAGGTACGCTTTAATGGGTGTATCTGTTTTATATTCGCTGTAATAATGTAATGTCAAAGGATCAACAAGCATGGTAAATTTTCCATTGTTTACCTTTGCCCAAGAAGTCATAGATTTTGAAGTAGCTGCGTTTACTCCAAAATAATCAGTATCAGAAGAGTCTCCGTATGTCGCAAACACCTTTGCTCCATCCGGCGCTGATGTTGTACCTGAAATTTCCCAGTCAGACGTATCATTTGCTTTGACGCTGCTAACTTTCAAATTATAGACTTTTTGTTTGCTTGAACTATCCGTTGCCTTAACATTGGAGTCCTTTTTGTTTGTTGCCGATATTAGCGCAATCAGCAACAATACGACCCCGATCGTAATTAATACCCACAACCACGGTTTCTTATAAAAATTACCATTCTCCTGTGACATATCTATTTATCTCCACCAGCGGTTTAATGTGAACACTTAGCACATATATGTACACCGCATAGCGGTTTATAGAACGACGACCCCGAATACTGATAATTCATGATTTTCATCTAACGGCATATCATTGTATTTTGGATTTAACGACACAAGGCGTGCGCCGTTTTCATCACTCATGAATTTTTTGACGTAGGCTTGTTGATCATAATCAGCAATGATGAACTGACCGTTGAACACTTCTTTAGTCTTATCGACAAATATGATTTGCTTGTCTGCAAAAGTAGGTTCCATCGAATCGCCGTTTACGATGACTGCAAAGTCGTGTGGTGGTATTTCGCCTTCATAAGCGACTGTTTCTTCATGACCGTCTCCCAAATACTCGCCAGTACCAGCAGAAACGGCTCCTGATATAACAACTTCTCGTTTTATGGGCATCTGAACAATTTTATTTTGCTCATTGTACTGTTGCTTTGTGTATTTGTAAACTTTTTCTTGACGTTCCTTGCTGATTTTGTTAGCCACATTATATATTTTATCTAATATAGACTCGTCATTCATTGGGACGTCAGCACCAATTAACCAGCTTGGATTAATATTTAATGTTTTAGCGATAACAAATATGTTATCTTGCTTTGCAGAATATTTTCCAGCAAGCCATTGGCTTATAGAAGACTTTCCAATTCCCGTCATTTTTGCTAAATCTGCAGGTTTTATGTTTTTGTGATCCATAGCTATTTTAAGTCTAGAATTAAAACTTTCCATATTTTTTCTCCTTAATAGGTCATAAATAAGTATAAACTAAAGTTCAGTAAAACTCAACTATAAAATAAAAAAAGTTCAGAAAAACTAAACAAATTTGTTGCATTATGAAAATATAGGTGTTACTATAAGGGTGTTCAGAAAACTGAACTAAAAGTAAAGGAGGTGCAAAATGATAAAGTTTGATTATGAGCGTCTGTATGGACGAATTAAGTCGAAGGGATTCAATCAAAGCTCTCTATCCAGAGAGATTGGAATTTCAGCGGCTTCGCTAACCAATAAATTAAAAGGTGTTCCGTTTCGTCAAGACGAAATATTGAATATCTGCAAAGTTCTTGATATTAGCGATAACGAAATGGCGGCTTATTTTTTTACAGTTAAAGTTCAGAAAACTGAACAACTAACATAGGAGGAAGAAAGCATGGCAACAAAAACAATCAATAGAAAAAGGTACCAAATCACGCAAGTGACTGGTACCCAGACGGGATCGATTTCAATTGTTACTTCTCAGGGTCTTCAATTGAAAACTTACCGTCGCCGATTTGGTAGAGTGGGCGATTGGTACGTAAGACAATCTTTGAAGATGTCTGCTCAAAATAAATAATCAAACCGTTATCGTACAAAGATATTTTTCTTAATAGAGATGGGGTCTCTTCAATAAAAATATCTTTGAAATGTTTAGAACCTGGTGTATCAACGTGTAATGTTCCAGATTCTAGTGAGTACTCATGTTCTAAATGAACATTTTCAAATTCATTCATTATTTTTTCTCCTTTCATAAGACTAGGCAAATGAGCCAGTAACTAAAGGATAGCACTTATCACAATTTACAACATTAGAAAGGTAAACACATGAACGAAATTATCAAGATTAACCAAAACGAACAAGGCGAGGCACGAGTAAGTGCTCGGGAATTATATAAAGAACTTGGTGTTAAGAAACGTTTTAGCGCTTGGTTTGAACAATACCAAGAAATGTACGTTGACGGAGTTGATTTTAAGGGTGTACTTACAGGTACGCCCTATAACAAAGCTAACCCTGACAAGCTTCAAAATATTCAAGATTATTCACTCACGGTCGACATGGCCAAGAACGTGGCTATGATGTCAAAAACTGAAAAAAGTCAACAAATTCGTGATTATTTCATTCAAGTTGAAAAGCGATATAAGCAACTTTCACAAGATCCATCTTATCAAATGGCACTTGGCTTGAAAGCGTCACAGTTATTACTTGATCAGAAAGACCAAATCATTGCTGAAATGAAACCTAAAGCACTATTTGCTGATGCAGTTGACACGAGCAACAACAGTATTCTGATTGGACAGTTAGCGAAAATACTGCGACAAAATGGCGTAAACATTGGTCAAAATCGTTTGTTCACTTGGTTACGCGAACATGAATATTTAGGCGTACGAGGAGAGCAACATAACTTGCCAACTCAAAAGAGTATGGACTTAGAAATTATGGAAACAAAGACACGAACAGTTAATAACCCTGATGGTTCAGTACGTACAACTAGTACGCCTAAGGTTACTGGAAAAGGTCAAATTTACTTCGTGAACAAGTTTTTGCAAGAAAAAGGAGGCGCGGCATGAGCATGATTGATTTTATCGAGTGTCGCGATCGGTTTTTAAACAATTAAGGAGAAATTATGGCAACAGCATATCAATTAACACCAGAAAGAATTGAAGAGTTACGACTTTATCACGAAATTGGTTGGCCACCTTCATTAACAATGAACCAACTAGAGTTGTACGAACGAACAAATATCGCAACATTGCGTAAGTATCTATTGGGTAGACCAGACGCACCATTTATTCCATTTGACCGTGGCGGGATTATTCCGTTGCTGTCTTGGGAGAAGTTCAAAGCAGCCGTATCCGTTGGAAAAACATATGATGGTGAAATTTAGGAGGTAACAAATGGCAACAGCAATCACATGGTTCATCATCATCTCAGCAGGCATCGCACTGTTCAGATGGGATGAGAACCGGTTTAATGAGCGAGAAGCGCAACACGATTACGAAGAACTTATCAAGAATGGTTACACAGAAAAAGAAGCAGCGTTCTTAATTAACAATGTAGTGGAGGATTAGGAAAATGAATAAAGAAATTATGGAATTAAAAAAAGAAATTAACGAGTTAAAGGCACAAGTCAACTTCTTATTAGGTTTTGTAGATGGGTTGAATTCAAAAAAATAATTATTTATCCAAACCAAAAGTCTTTGCTAATTCTGCAAATTCCTTTATTTTAGAAAAATCACCACTTGAAATAGCGTCGAGAGCCATTTTCTCTCCCATTTCTTCACCCAAATTTTTAGATTCTGATTCAGGCTTAAAGTTTTCAAAAACTTTAATCATTTGTTCTAGTTGTGATTGCATTTTTTCAAGGTCTGGTAACTCTTTTTCGTAAATCATTACACGCAAATTATGTATGTCGAACGGCAGTTCAGCAACTGACTGAGCGATTACGATTAACGGTGATTTTAATGAAAACCGATAACCTAATTCAAACATGACATTTGCGTTAGTACCAGTAACGTCAGCAATAACCAAATCAGCGCTATTTAATTGGTTAATAATGTCTTGATCAATAGTATTTGTACTGTTAATTAAATCTGAACGCAGTGTTTCATAATCTAATCTCTCAGACACTGGTTTTATAATAGATTTCAAAACAAAATCAGAGGTGCGTCTTTCTGCAGAACCTTCTGATCCAATGGGCGAAACGAAAAAAATTTTTTTAGTCATTAAATGCACCTTTTTTAAAATTATTTGATAACTCAATCATACCAGAATAAAAGAACAATAAGATCAAAACTAGTACTGAAAGGACAGTATTTGTACATGAAAATAAATGAAAAATTGAATAAATTGTTACAAGAAAAAGGCAAGTCATGGTATTGGCTAGGCAAAAATTCAGGTGTTGATATGAGTACAGTTTATCGAATTAAAAATGATGAAAGTGCTGGTACAGATTTCAACACAATGGAAAAAATAGCTGATGCATTAGATGTCAGCTTAGATGAATTTAGAAGTAAGGAAGAGGGGTAGTCATGGCGCAAAGAAGAATGTTTAGCAAAGAAATTACAACAAGTGACACATTTGTAGATATGCCAATGTCGAGTCAACTACTGTACTTTCACTTAGGAATGGAAGCAGATGATGAGGGGTTTATCGGTAATGCAAAAATGTTAAGCCGAGCTTATGGTGCAAACAGCGATGATTTATCACTATTAAAAGCTAAGGGTTTTATCATCATGTTTGAGAACGGTGTCAGCGTTGTAAAAGATTGGAATTTGAACAATAAAATACGAAAAGACAGAATGAAACCAACAATTTACCGTTCTGAAAAAAGTATTTTAAACGTTGACGTAGATGGGTCTTACTTCATTAGAAACAAAATGACAACCATTTCGCAACCAGACGACAACCAAATGTCCGCACAGGATAGGTTAGGTAAGGATAGGTTAGGTAAGGATAGTAAAGATATATTGTCTGGTTCTGACGAACCCGACCACGTGCCCTACAAAGAAATTGTTGATTACTTGAATAAAAAGACTAGAAATAAATACCGAAGTAGCGGTTCAAAAACAAAATCACTGATTAAAGCACGTTTTAACGAGGGGTTTAGCTTAGATGATTTCAAAGCAGTGATTGATGTTAAGAGTAGTCAATGGGTTAATGATCAAAAAATGAACAAGTTCTTACGACCAGAAACATTATTTAGCAATAAGTTTGAGGGTTATCTCAACGAGAACAATGTCAAACCAAATAATACTGATATGCGCAACATGACACAGGAAGAAGGCATGCGAGCAGCATTGGGTAAATACTACAAGGAATAGATTATGAATAACGTATCAGACTTTGCAACTGAATGGATTAAATCACACGGTGGCACGTTACTTAGCGAGGAAGAACTAGCAACTAAGTTAGCGGACATCGACAAACAAGCAGAAGAAAAAGCAGCAGCTGATTATCTCGCATTGAAACGTAAGGTATATGACCGCGATAGTCTATGGCCATCGAACCGAAAGGCAACATTCACATTTGAGAGGTGGTTACCAGAACGACAAACAAACGTGAAGCTGGCTACAAAAATCAAAAATCAAGCAACGGATATTTTCAAACGACTAAGGTCTGATAACTTCAACATCTTCATTCTTGGCAATGCCGGTACTGGTAAAACAGCCATCACCTTAGCGCTAGTCAATGCATTGGAAAGATACAGCCACAAGACAGTGATGTTTGTTAGTACTGTGGCGTTACGTGAATCAGTCATGTATGAATTTAGTGATTTGGGTGCCAGAGCTAAATTAGATCGTATCGCAAAGTCGATGCAAGAGGTTGACGTTTTGATACTTGATGACTTTGGTTCAGAAGTAGGCATGTCTGGAAATGGCAAGCAAGCAACCGAACGTTTACAGCAGTTCTACATGAGAGTGGCTGATGCGCGCTATGAGGTGGACGAAAACGATAAAAGGACTAAGAGTACCATCGTGACGTCAAATAACGTCAGGAGCGAATTAGAGGGCATGTACAATGACAAGTTAATTAGTCGATTAGTGACTAAGAAAACAGAAAATGTGTTGTTGTTTGCTGGATTGGAGGATATCAGATGACAAAATATCAAGCAGTGCGCACGGAAAACGGCGAAATAGTCGAACGCGACGTGAAAACGTCCGATAGATTTAGTTGGATAGATGCACGCGTCAGGGCATTGAAATGCTTTGGTGGCGACTGGGGCTTTGAAGAAATTGAACAGTAAAAAAACGCCTAGCCATTGGCGTGGTTAGACGTGAGGTATAAATTATTCACAAAAATAATACCTCAAATATAGCAAGAAATGAGGAATAAGGCAAATGGTTCAAGATGCAATTGATTTTTACAAGCCTGATAAGCCAGACAGAAATTGGGAACGTATGCAGTCGCGTATTGAATATTTGGAATCCGAACGCAGTAAGGCATACGAAAAGATAGATCAAGCCAACGACTGCATTCAAGAGTTAAACGAAGAGATTAGTAATTTAATTTTAAGCATTGATTAGACAGGAGAACAACATGGCAAATGAAGTAGCAACAATTAATGCACTAGAAATAGCTGAGCTAACGCCGGCAAATATTGAAGTGCCTGATTTAGATGCACTGGTAGAAAACACTGACCAGATGCTGAATAAATACAAAGAGTTTCCAGTTGTTGAAGAAAGTTATGGCAAAGCAAAAGATTTGCGCAGCGAAATCGCCAAAACAATTAAGGACATCAGCAGCCAACGAAAAAACATTGAAGAACGAGTATTAGGTAATTGGCCTGATGTCAAAAAGAAGATGATGTCGATTGAAAAGCAAGGTAAGCAGGCATCTGATTTGTTGAAATCACAAATGTTGCCGATTGAAAACGAAATCAAAGAACGACGCCGTGCGGTAATCATGAATGATGTGATAACCCTAGCGAGTGAACAGGGTGTTGATTGGGCGCGTATCCAGTTCAATGAAAAGTGGCTAAACAAGACTTACAGCCGTAATGACATGTTAAGCGAGATTGATGCACAGATTACCCAAATCAAAAAAGATGACGAATTACACGCGTTGAAAATCAATCAAATAGAGATTGAGGCTAGTAGCGTTGGCGTGGAAGCTTCACCATATGTTTCAATGCTTGATTATCGCGACTTGGCGGACGTCAAAGCACAAATTCATCGTGATATTGAAATTAGGCAAGCTAAAGAAGATGAAGATAAACGCGCTAAAGAGGCTGAGATTAAGCGCCAACAAGAACGTGAATCTAATGCTAAACAAGTGGGCGACAAGCTAGTTGATGAAGATGGTGAAGTCATTCAACCAAAGCCGGTTGAGAAACGATATAACCGTACAGTGCACATTCTTGAAGCCACAGTGGCTGATTTGAATGATTTAGCTGACTTCATGAAATCACGTGGTATTAAATTTAGAGGTGAATGATGGCAGATTTTAAGAATCTATTTGAAGCGTTGGCAGAAACGCAGAACAACATTGAACAGCCTAAGAAAGACGCGAGCAACCCGATGTTTAAATCTAGCTACGTCACGCTAGATGCAGTCATCAATTCGATTATTAATGCCAAGAAAAAAGCAGGTGCTAGTTTTTTCTTCACGAACATTGTTCAAGATGGCGTAATGTTAACACGAATTATTGGCTATGGTGAGACATTGGATTTAGTTGGCTCACGGGTGGCTGATGATTTAGGGAACCGTGGCACAAACTCGGCGCAGGCGGAAGGGTCAGCACTAACCTATGCCAGGCGATACAGCCTATCCATGGCTTTTGGGATTGCGAGTGATGTTGATGACGATGGCAACAGTGCAGGAAAAGTAGCCAACCGCCAAAGTAACAGCCAACCGCCAAAGCAGCCAGAGGCGAAGTTGATCACTCAAGAACAATTGTCATTGTTAGTCAGAATGATTGACGAAGCTTCCAAAATGAGCGGCAAAGAACTACTGTCATTCGCCCTGAAAGCAGCAGGAGTACCAGCGCTTAAATTTGTTCATGAAGACAATTATAAGCAGTTACTCGCGACAGTTACAGAGTGGCATCAAAAAGCAGAAACAGAAGAACAACAGTAACCTTACGACCTAATCATCGTCGTAAAACTGATTAGTCCAGTGGAAGAGGTTTGTCAGAATTTCCTGCGTCCGCTCGACATGGCGTAACCATGCAGATGGGTGAGATGCCCATGAGGTGAACAAATGAAAATTTTTCAAGCGTACCCAACTAAAAAAGCGGGTAATGAAATCATATTTAGATTTGAAGATGAAACAAGCGCTAATCAATTCTTGGCAACCTATCAGTTGTTTAAACAGACATTAGTTGAGATACAAGTGACTGATGACCGTGAGATTAGCAGCAAGCAACGCAAATTCATATACGCACTGTTCCGTGACATCTCTAATTGGTCAGGCGACATGCCGGAATACGTCAAGCAAATGTTTAAGATGTGGTTCGAGCAATGGAAGGACTTAGACGAGTTCTCGTTACGAGATGTCGAAAAATCAGTAGCAGCGGAGCTCATCACATTCATGTTGGACTTTGTGGCAGAACACGATGTGCCATTGAGTTTTAAGCCACTAGATGCGTTAGAACCCGATGAAATAAAACATTGGGAGTACAAGGCTCTGATTGAGGGTTTTGATGTTATTGACGGTTCACGACCAGTTGAGCTAGCTCACGGCGAACACGCGGTTGGCATGGGACGAGATAGAAACGCCATCAGTAACGTTGGCAACACGGTGTTTAGTTTGAGCCACGCGCATCATATGGAGTTGCACAGCGTTGGACTGTCAGAATTTAAAAGTAAATATCACATTAACGGCGTGTTGGTCACGCCAGAAATATTAAAAGAACTAGAAATCAGAGGACGGAAATTTGGAAAATCATAAAGTGATTGGCATCAAGACGCAAGTTATTTATTTTATTGGCAACGCGATTGCATGCCGTCGATACATTAACAGCAACAGCATTGTGAAACACACAGGCAAGGGACGTTCTGAAAAGACGCGTAGTGAATTTGGTTTTGATGAAGCGTTGCAGATTATTTAAGCGAGCTAACGATGGCGTGTGAGTTCTAAGACGATTATTTACTAGTTAAACTAGCGAATAACACATTTAAATAGTCATCTGGTATAAATAGACGTTTGAAAGCTAAAATATCACAGTGAACGTTTTAGAGGGTAAAAAACAATGGAAAAAGTTACGTTAGGGTTAACGGTTTTGAAACCATTGACACTAAACAAATATATTGAAGCTGAAAGAAAGAATAAATTCATTGCAGCTAAGTTGAAAAAGCAAGGGACTTTGTATGCAAGATCAATATTTCTTCAAGCAATGGTCGATGGCGTGGCATTTAATTGGCCGTGCAAATTAAAGTTTGACTGGTATTTACCAGACAAGAGAATTGACCCAGACAACTGGGCATTTACACAAAAATTTATATTTGATGGCATGCAAAAGGCCATCACGCACAGACGTCCGTTTCTGGATAATGACAATTTTAAAAACATCAACGGATTTGACCACGATTTTTACATCGACAAAGCCGAGCCAAGAGTTGAAATTTACGAAATAGAGGCAAGAACATGAGAGAACTCAGACACGACAATTTAATTTTCTTTTCATAAGACCCTGAAAATACGCATATTGGTAGATTAGTTGCTAAACAGATGTTGGCATTGGATTACAGATATGCAGATGTGGCTCGCAGGGGGGGATTTAACGATGGGAACAACGTCATTATGATCGTTAGTGGCAGGAGACGCGACCCGTATTTTAGCTCAATTGTTAAATTGTCCAAAGCGCTTGATTTAAAACTAGAAAAATTCATAGAGGAGAAATGATGATTAAAACAGCCAGTAAAACAATACACGAGATATTTGGAGTTAAAGAGTCGTTTAAACTACCAGATGAAATGATGAAGATCGTTCTCGACAAAGAAAAACGTGAAACGGCAATGATGAGATATTTAGACGAATATACTAGAGATTTATCATATGACGGATTTCATGAATATTACGAAGAGGAACAGGCGGAACGGAAGAAAAACAAACAAGATTTTACGCCTGATTCAATATCAGATATATTGTCAAAGATTGTCGGCACTAGTAACAGTTACTACGAACCAACAGCTGGAACAGGTGGCATGCTAATCAGAAAATGGCATCAAGACCAAATGGCTACTAGTCCGTTTGATTACAAGCCGTCTAATTACCTGTTCTTCGCGGAAGAATTGTCAGACAGGGCGCTACCATTCTTGATTTTTAACCTAGCAATACGCGGAATAAACGCTGCCGTGGTACACGGTGATGTGTTGACCAGAGAAGCGCGTGGCGTTTTCTTTATTCAAAATGATAATGATGACTTTTTGGGTTTTTCAAGCGTGAATATCATGCCCTATTCTGATGAAGTCAAAAAATATTTCGGTATTCAAAAATGGGAAGGCGAGAAATACGAAGCGCATATAGAAAGTGAGTTAAACACATATGGAATATTTGACATCTGATGTTGAAGTTGAAAGTTTAAAACAGAAAATAGTATCATCTGTTAGCAAGATGAAATTTTGGGAATATTTTGAATGGTTTGCAGTAAATTACAAAAAGGATTTCGTGACTAAAGTTACTTATTGCAAGTACCAACTTACAAAAAAGTGGTTGGAAAATAATTTACACGAGTTGAAGTTAACTGATTTAGAGAATAATCGGCAAGTATTGCAGTTTATGTTAGATGAGTACGGAAAGACAAGACAACATCAAACAGTAACTGATTTTAAAAACTTGATATATTCATCACTGAATTATGCGGTTGATGACGGTTTCATCACTGGATTTAGTAAGACAAACATTGTCATTCACTCAGTTGAAAACAGTTGGAGTCCTGAAAAACGTTCCGACAAAAAGAACGAAAAGAAATGGCTAGATATGAAGGAGTTCGTGGGATTTAAAAATTATTTGGATTTCAAACTAGAAGAAGTATTAAACAAGGAACCAATATTTAAAAATGGTCCAATATCTGAGCAAACCTACTTGATGATACTAGCGGTTGCAATTCATACAGGGGCACGTATTAGTGAGGTTATGGGAATTCAAATATCTGATGTTTCTGATGGCAAATTGTCAATTAATAAGACGTGGAATTACAAGACCAGAACAGGCGGCTTTATGCCGACAAAAAATCTGTCCAGCATTCGCACCGTAAATATTGATCCAACAATCGAAAAACTATTATTCGAATATCATGAGTATTCAGAAAAAAATAATCTTAGCGATAGCGACTTACCACTACTTCATGAGAAAGATAAGCATATCTTTAATTCAACAGTCAACGAGAAGTTGCACCAATATTTGAAATTGAGAGGCATTGGCGCGATTTCAGTACACAAATTGCGCCACAGCTACATCTCAACACTAATCTCAAACGGCATTCAAATAAATTACATTGCTAAGCAGGTTGGGCATTCAAACACGGATATGATCAATAAGATTTATGGTCATCTGCAAAAAGAAATCGAAGATAGAGAAGTCGATAAAGTTAAGTTGGTATTTGCTTAGGAGTAAAGATGAAACGAATAAAAGAAATAATCCCGGGTGCACTAGACAATTTCAATGCGTACTATGACACGCGATATAAAAACGGAGATTTAGTCAACGAGGGATATTCACTACTAAAAGGTAAAAATTGGGTTATCACATTATCAGAATTTGTAGATTACTTCAACAATTACCTATCATCAAAGAACGCAATTGAATTAGTGGAGGTTACAGATGAGCAGAGAGATTAAGTTTAGAGCATATCCTGAAATCGGCGACATTGTTAGAAATAACATGGCTTCACATGACAAATATTTTGAAAAAGAAAATCAATACTGGAGTAGAAATTTCATTTACATGGGTGTTAATGGAAGATATGTGAGAGCTATTCATTTGCACGGAAAAATAGAAATTGATAATCAAGCATTTTACAAAGATGATTTAAAAAATATTGAAAACAGTAATAAATTTGATGTTGTAGGTCACTCTAAAATTTTTGATTTATTAAAAGATGAGTTATTTGGAAAATATACGGAGGAAAATTAATGGCTAAATACAGAGCGAAGCCAGTAGTAGTTGAAGAATTTCAATACAGGGTGGATCTAATGCCTGAATGGGCGGCACAAGAAATGGTCAATGGAAGTACCATACAGCAGGTTGGAATATGACTAACTGTGCAGAATGGGCACAAGATGAACATATAACAGCAACAAACGCAATGCGTGCATGGTTAGATCCAAACGTGATTAAGGTTGTGGAGGAATAACAATGAAGCTAGAAGATTATTTAGACGATTCTGAAAACTCGTATCGTCAAACTGCGAAACAGCGCGGGCAATACAAACAAGCATTTGACAAACGGACAGTGCAACAGCGCCAGATGCGATACCAGCGAAACAGCAAAATCAGGAAGTTGATTAAGGAAGACAATGTATTAGAACTTGATTTAATCGCGAAGCATTGCAACGTGTCGCTATCGACAATTAAGAGAAGTTTATCCGAGATTGGATTTCATTACAGGAATGGAGAGGTAGTGAAATGAAAGTTAGAAAAGATTATCGTGTCGGTCATTTGGTTCATGATTTTTATTTTAAAAGGCGCATCGACATCAGAGAATATCGACATGAATACGAACTGGATGACAAAACAATTCGTATTGATATAAATCGCGCGAAAGATATTTTAGAAGACTTCTACGGATATACTGTTGTACGTGATGGTTTTAAAATATATGAGGCTAAAAAATTATGACAGAATCAGAAGTTAATAAGCGGTCAAAACCTAAAATACACGCGGTTGAGTTGGAGGTGGAGTGATGTTAACTACATTTGGTTGAGAAAGGAGTAACGCGTGGCAGATAAGATTGATAAATTCTTAAGCGATTATTATTCAGGCATAATTGACATGCAGATCGTGCAACGCAAAAAAGAGTTAAAGTTGCCAGATATGATTGATGAGAATATTGGTGGTGGCCGTGCGCAGAACAAACATACACGTCCAGTGGATGATGGTCTAATCATTCAAGAGAGTGACTACATTTTACAATCGTTCATACGTGACGAGTGGTTGATGACTAACTTCTTGAAAATACTAACGAGTGAAGAACGTGCCATGTTGCAACTTAAGTACGATAGACGGCGAAAACGGAGTTGGTATCAGGTGGCGCGTATGTTGTCTAAGTCAGAGAGCCAATGTTATCGAGATATGACTGCCATTAAAAAGATATATCGAGAGTCAATGTTTAAGGCTGTGGATAACTCACACCCCTGAAAACATGCGAGTTTTTTGCGAGTTTTTGACCTGAAAAAGGTGCAATAATGGTAGTGTTGATAATTATCAAACGAAGAACACGCCTGAAGGAACAGATAAGTATTTGGGTTAAATAGATAGGTTGGAATATCTATCGTGGCAGGTGGCGGAATAGGTAGACGCAAAAAGACAATGTTGATAGTTAACAATTGGGTTTTAAAAGTCGGAGCTGGCCGAACATTCCGAGGCTATCTTGCAAGGTGCAAATCCTTACCCTGTCAATTCAGTTATCGCCATAGTTGCTAATTCAATTGAAAGCGACTTTATACTAGTTAGGTGATTTCTGTGGGTGAATGTAATACTTAGTGTGGCTTACAGTAGGTTCGAGTCCTGCCATTCACATTGCTAGCCAAGGAAGACGGACTAGCACTTAATGTTATATGAGCAGGAATGCTCGTACATATTATTTAGCACCTTAACGGGTGCTTTTTTATTGGAGTTAACCATGAATGAATCAGAACGAACAGCTCGCAAACGCAAGCGCCATATCAAGACAGCGACACAAATTAACAAACAACACGCTGATGACTTGAAACGTGAGAGTGCAGCACGACATGCGAGAGCAAGAGTGCAGATTGTATCAGAAGTGTTGGATAACAGGCAGATAGACTACAAGAGCCATATGATGTGGATGAGGAGATGACTATGACGGTTGATATTGAAACGATAACCAACATTATTGATGAGGCTGGCAAAGAATACACACAATCCGTTACCGCAAATCATACGTTAGAAATAATGCATTTGCGTGACGATGTTGAAGAACACGCGGTAAATACGGCATACGAAGTGACGCAACTGAGAACACGTATTGAAAGTAATGAGCAAGAGATTCATTCGCTTAAGTCGGAGATTAGCTCATTGAAATCAACTATCGTAAGCCAACAACGTCGCATAGAGATAGCTGAACGTCTTATGCTCATGTCATATATTGGGTTAATTGGTTTATTAGTAATCATTGGCTACTTCATGATTGGTTAAGGAGGAGAGAACGAATGAGGACTACCGGAACCGGAATAATCAAATGCAGTAAAGATAAAAGCATACACCTTGATAATGTTTATGATGGCGTAATCAAAGCGCACGATGGGACTTATATCTATTTCAATGCTAACGAACAGCTGCATGTTAAAGAGTTCTATTCTAATCCAGCTAACAAACTTGATGAACACATTGAAAACGAAAGAATATCAGACAGACATATGTTTTATAAGCGGCTGGTTGATATTGTAAATAAATTCAGTAGGAAAGGGTGAGTAACATGAAGAAAGCAATTCTAGTAGAAGATTTTCAAGGTGTTCAACAGTTAAACATACTTTTAGATCAGGGATATACGGTTGACAGTGCAGATGAACGAGGTGTTTATATTCTTGATATTTCAGAACCTCGTAAAGGTGGTAAGTTTTTCCGTGATTATCACTTTGCTTGGGAAGAAATCGTTTATGAAACGAATATAAAAGATACGATTTTGTTTCAAGAAACAAATCCGGATAAGGATATCATCGTCCTGCACGATGGAAGTTTTATCATTGTTAATTCAGATAAGTTGCTTAGTGACCCAGAAGGATATGATTTCAGTTACGACAACCACAAAGGAAACGTAAAAGCTCGCAAGATGCACGTTGGTGCTTTTGAATTATATGAAACTTTAGATAAAATCATCATACTGACACAGGAATTTGACAGTCTTAAATATGTCCAATCAGTCTCAAAAGAAACATTCGATACGCCGATCTCAAAGCGTATAAGACCTGTAAAATGGTAGTAACCAATGGCTAGAGTAAAGATATGTCGTAAGCCTGATTGCCACAACACTATACCTTATGTACAAAACAATCCATACTGTGAGACGCACAAAGGAATGTATCGACCTAAGCCAGAGTTCAAACCTAAGTCAACGTATGAACGCAAGCGACAGAACAAAGATTACAACATGCATAGTCGTGACAAAGAAGCCAATGCGTTCTATCACACGACAACATGGAAGCATTTAGCATTAGGAATGAAGCAACAAGCAATGTTCACGTGTGAGTGTTGCGGTCGAACAAGTACATCCAAAGGTTACTTAGTTGTAGATCATATCATCCCCAGAAAGGTAGATAAGCGTAAGCAGCTAGACAAGGGCAACCTGTGGGTCATATGCAAGAGGTGTCACTGGTACAAGGGCGTGCTTGAAGATGATGTTTATGATGATGGAACTTCGATAGAGAACATTGATACAAGCAAGGCGTGGCAATGTGATGATGTTCGTGATTGGATATTGGATTCGATTAAGAAACACGATGAAAGATTGAATGAAGATTGATTGTTATTATAACTCAAATAAGTTTTTCAATTGTTTACATTGTTGATTCGTTTTCTTATTGACAACTTACAAAAATTATTGATTGATGTTGGTAAGTTGATGATTAAGCAATAAACAAATGATTTTGAGTTGAAAGGAAATATAAATGAAAGTAGCGAAACGATTTAATAAATCTAAAGTTAATTCAAGTTATTTAAGAAGGTTGAAAATTAGTAAGAAAGTTATTATAAAAGAGCCGTTCATATTTGCTGGTGATTCAGTAGCATTCAATTCTGTAAGCGTATATAAGCGCGGAGTGTTGATTGATCAATATTCTCAAAAAGTATAACAATATGCTTAAAAATAAAGAGAATGTTAGCTTAATGTTCGTGTATATATAAAAAATACCCCCGGGTAGGGGTTGATGGAGAGAGCGTCACTAAGTGGCGTCCTGATTTATTACGAATGCAGAAATTAAAACTTTTTACATGGGCTATTTTTAAATTTAAAACGTTGATATAACAACGTTTAACGAGTTTTAAACATGCTTTTAATATACCACAAACTTTTGGTGAAAGGGGGTGTTTGTTTGGTAAATAAACGTAATGCTGGAAGAAAAAGAACGACTAGCACCGATGAGTCTGTCAGAGCAGACCAACGAGAACGTAATTTAGAGTTTCAGGAAAAACAAAATGGACTTACCGAGCTACAAGATACCCCTCCTTATCATTTAAAAGGAAGCGGAGTGACAATTTGGAAAAAAATAGTTCCTGAGTTACTAAAATTAGGCACCATAAAGCAAATTGATACAGTTAATCTTGAATCGTTTTGTTCATCATACGCAACCTATATAATTGCAGAAAAAGAAATATCAGAAAACGGTATATTTGCCTATAATTTTGATAATGAGGGTAATAAAACAACAGATTTTAGTAAGAAGAATCCTGCATACTCAATAATGAACGATAGCATCAAGACGATGAAATCGTTGGCTATAGACCTAGGGTTATCTTTTGACTCACGTTCTGGTCAGATAGCTCCCAGCGAGCCTTTGGCATCCGAAAAGGGCGTAAGCAACATAAGGAGGTTAAGCTTTGGCACGGACATTTAATTTAGTTGGCGTTACAGATATTAAAGGAACTGTTAAGTCCGAAAAAAGACGATACAAACGCTATTTAGATAAATACAATGATCCAGCTACTCAATATGCCTATGATGTATTGTTTACTGATAAATATATCACTGGTCGAGACTCACAACTCGCTTGTTTTAGACATTTGCAAGACTTGGGCAGACAAGGAAATAGTGATTTTCCCTATCATTATGAAATAGATTATGTTGACATGATCGAAAGTTTCACACGAATACTACCGAATCCGGATAATTTCAGAGTGACACTAAAACCTTATAATTGGCAGTCTTTCATATTAGATAGCTTGTTAGGTTGGCGTACAGAAGAAAATGGTACAAGGTTCACGACATCTAACATTAGCGTTGCTCGTAGACAAGGTAAAACATTCATTGCATCTATGCTAGTTAACTTTTATTACTTCATGGTAGCCGCTGAAGCAACATCACAAGATTTCCTTGTCGCTAGTTATGATAGCGAACATGCTACTAAGTTGTTCAACGATGTGTCGATTCAAGCCGGTAGGCTCATTAAGATGCCTGAGTTTCAAGCGTGGGCTAAAGAGAATGATGTCGATGCGCAAACTCAGCAAGTAATAGGACGTATTAGTAAGAATACTATTCGTAAGGGTACATCAGAAGGCGGTGGTTTTGACTCGTTTCACAACGTTATTGCTGTTTACGATGAGATTGGCAATCTAAAGCCTGATAAAAATGAAACTTTGCGGCAAATAACGTCAGGACAAAACGGTATTAAAAACCGTATGTTTGTTAAAATTTCAACCGCTTATCCAAATGCTAAGGTTAAATTCAAAAAAGACCAAGACTTAATGCGCAAGATTATCGAACAAGATGATTTGCGCGAGGCAGACAATACCTTTCAGATTATTTACGCCCAAGACAGCGAAAACGAAGTATTCGATGAGGATATTTGGCATAAATCTAACCCAAACTTAAATGAATTAAGCGAAGAAAAATATAAATCAGAGCTTAGCAGTTTGATCAAAGACAGGGATGATGCTGACAGAAGTGGCGAGCTGGCTACATTCGTTAACAAGTCACTGAATATTTGGAGTCGTAAATTTCAGAACAGTTACTTGTCTCTTGAGAATATTCAAAAAAACATCATTGAATATTTTGACATTTATGGTCATGATGTTTATATCGGTTTCGATGGCAGCCAAAGTAATGATAATACATCATTTGGGTTTATTTTTCCGCATCGAGAAGTAAACAAAGATGAATACTTTTGTAAACAGTTCAGTTTTATTCCGTTTTCTCAAGCTAAATCTATCGAGGCTAAAGAAAAACAAGACGGACTTAATTACCGTGAATTGGAAAATGAGGGCTTTTGTGCAATAACTAGAAGTCCTGAGGGAACGATTGATAAGGACCAAGTTTATCACTGGTTAGAAAGTTTTATTGCTGATAACGACTTGAAAGTTAAAATGATAGCCCTTGACCCCAACTTGTCTGATTGGTTATTGAAGCGCATTGAAAATTATCATGATGAGTGGCCGGTATCTACTGTTAGACCAACTTCACAGGTTTTATCTAACCCAACCAAGGACTTACAGGGGCAATTTATTAACGGCAATGCTGAAATTTTAAATGACCCATTAATCATTGACGGGTTCACAAATTCTGTTTTGGTTGAGGATAGAGGTGGTGCCGTTAAAATTGACCGATTGAACAGAACAAGTGACCACATTGACACGTCTGATGCGCTGATAAATGCACATACGGGCGCTCAATTCTACTTTGAGGGCTTTAAGGACGCGGACTATAATCCCTTTAATGACTTGAGTCGAGAAGAAAAGAAAGATTATTTCAAGAGGATGTTTGGATGATTAAAAATTTTACAAAATTAATTAATACATTATGGCAGAACCTATTAGGCGTCATTCTTTTTATTTCAGGCATCGTAATGATTGACATTGGCGTTTTTAGTTTTAACTTCATTGCCGGTTTTATCGTTACTGGAATAAGTCTGGTTGTTATGGCTGTAATTGTTGAAAATGAAAGGGGTGAATGATGAATGGGATTAATGACTTCGAGAAATCGACACCATAAAATAAGTGACGTTAGTTATCCTGCTACTCGTGGATACGACCCCGTCATTTCTAAAATCGTTGGACTACCTATAGGATATGTTGGTGGCGGAAACGCGCTTAAAAACAGTGATATATTCAGTGTCATTAATCGAATTGCGAGTGACATAGCGAGTGCTAGATTTAATTCAGAAAACACATATGTAAATGAGCGACTTAATCAACCATCAAAGTTGATTGGTCGCTTTTCGTTTTGGCAGGGAGTTGTTATCCAACTGTTGCTAAGCGGTAATGCTTACGTGCCGTTAGATTTGGATTATTTGGAACAAATACCACCATCTTCGATTATCAGTATTGATATTGACAGCTCAAATCAGGGAGCTGTTTATACTCTAGCTGAATACAACAACCATCCAGAACGAAAATTAACCCAGGGCGAAATGTTGCATTTTAGACTGATGCCTGATGCAACTTATCAGTACTTGGTGGGGATGTCGCCTTTGGAAAGTTTAACCAAAGAATTGACGGTTTCGACAGCAAGCGCGGATCAAAGTTTGAATTTAATTAAAAACCGCATCACGCCAACATCCGTACTGCAAATTAGTAATGCTTTGCTTGAACAAGGTGATGCCGATGCTGCACGAGACGCATTTGAAAAAGCAAATAACGGCGATAATAATGGCCGCTTGATGGTTTTGGATGCCAATTCTACGTTTAACCAATTCGAAATGAAGGCAGATGTATTTAAGGCTTTGAATAACAACGCTGAATACTCCGCTAACCAAATTAGTAAGGCGTTTGGTGTACCAGTAGACATGTTAGGGGGTGGTAATAGTACCGAGAGTCAACACAGCAACAGCACGCAAATTAAAAACCTTTACTACGAAAATCTAATTAGTTACGTAGCACCGGTTATTGATGAAATTGTTTTGAAAATGAACGCCGATGACTTGTCACTCGACTTGCAATATGTCGATGATGCTACCCGTGTCAGTCAAATTAACGACATGGTAAAAGTCGGCACCTTGGGTCAAGCGCAAGGAGAGTTCATGCTCAAGAAATATGGCGTGCTGCCAATTAATTTACCTGCATACGTGCCACCTGTTCAGGAGAAAGGAGAGAGTGAATGAGATTAAACATTAAAGGCATGATCACAAACGATGATGATGCAAATATTTATCGTGATTGGCTCGGCATGAGCGTCACATCACCAGCTGATGTTTTAAGTAAATTGCCTGATGATGGTTCTGATTTAGAAATTGCCATCAACTCTGGTGGTGGTGAGGTTGATGCGGCTAACGAGATTTACACCGGGTTACGAAATTACCAGGGTAGGGTTATTATTCAAGTTGAAAGTTCCGCATACAGTGCTGCTTCGATTATTGCCATGGCTGGTGATACTGTTCAAATTTCGCCCGTTGCTCAACTGATGATTCATAATGCATCCACTTATGCGGGCGGCAATCACAACGATTTAGACAAGACGTCTAATGCTTTAAAGTCTACCGATAAAGCTATCGCTAAGGCTTATGCTGTCAAGACGGGTCGTCCAGTTGATGAGTTCCTCGCCATGATGGATAAAGAGACATGGATCAATGCCGATGATGCAATTGAACTTGGGCTTGCTGATGAAATTATGACGTTCGAAACCGAACCTGTGACAAATTCAATCAGCAATGTACTGCCGCGTAAGACGATTAATCGAATTAAAGATTTGGTTAATGAAAATAAAGAACTAAAAAACAACAAAACTGATAGTCAGCCTAGCGAACACGACAAACTCGTGCAAGCCAAGTTGGCTATTTTACGTAAATGAGGAGAAAAAATAAATGAATAAAGAACAACTACAAGCGGCATTTCGTGATGCTAGCACTAAGGCGTCAGATTTAAATTCTAAATTGAACAACATGGTTCAAGACGATTCCGCAAGTTTGGAAGACATCAATAAAGTTCAAGATGAATTAACGGATTCAAAAACACGCCGCGATATTTTGAACTCTCAACTAAAGAGCTTTGAAGACGTTGCGTCAGAGCCGAAAAATGATGGTAAAAAGACTAACGTTTTGGACAATAAAACTGCTGATCTCGCTGCGAAAAAGCAAGGCATCAACGACTTCATTCATTCTCGCGGTTCAAAAATTTCTGATGCGGTTTCTTCACAAGTTACTTCATCAGAAGTCGGCGTGTTGATTCCAGAAGAAATTATTTATGATCCATCTGCCGAAGTTGATTCGGTTGTTGACCTGTCAACTTTGGTTAACAAGACACCTGTTACCACGCCAAGTGGTAAGTACCCAATTTTGCAACGTGCTACTGATCGTTTCAATTCTGTTGCTGAACTTGCTGAAAATCCTAAGTTGGCCGAACCAACTTTCAAGGAAATAGATTGGTCAGTTGCCACATACCGTGGTGCGATTCCTCTTTCAGAAGAATCAATCGCCGATACAAAAGTTGATTTGACAGCATTGGTGGGCCAATCAATCGGCGAGAAGAAGGTTAACACATACAATGCATTAATTGCGCCAGTGTTACAATCATTTACTGCTAAGGCAACTACGAGTGATACATTGGCTGACCAAATCAAGCACATTTTGAATGTTGATTTAGATCCAGCCTATACTCGTGTAATTATCGCTAGCCAATCGTTCTACAACGCCGTTGATACATTGAAAGACAAGAATGGACGTTATTTGCTTCAAGAATCAATAGCATCGTTAGCACAAACTTCTGGACACACTTTGTTAGGTGTGCCTGTTTATGTAATTGGCGACGATTTGTTCGGCAACGCAGGTGACCAAAAGGCGTTTATCGGTGATACAAAGCGTGGTGTTCTATTCCCTAACCGTCAGGAAATTATCTTGGCTTGGGAGGACAGTAAGATTTATGGCCGTTACTTAGGTGCTGCATTCCGTTTCGGTGTTAAGAAAGCGGATGATAAAGCTGGTTACTTTATCACCAACACAGCAACACCCGCAGGCAGCGACGGTAAATAAGGAGTAATTTATGGCAGATGAAACAAATTCGCCTCGTGCACCTTCAATAGGCGTTACGGTGGCTGATATGCAAGATTATTTAGCTATTGATGGTGATGATGACGTTCTTAATAATTTGATTGAATATGCCGAAGAAGATGCTCGCGGTTCAATAGATTCTTCAATTAACATCGAAGAATATCGCAAGTTAACTATTTTCAATCAGGCAATTAGAACATTAGTCGATTTTAATTATTACTCGCGTGGTGCCTTATCTGGCCAACAAATATCCTATCCAAAATCCTATCAGTACATGCTTAACAAAATTAGGTGGAAAGTAGGTAGGACAAATGGTTAGCGGTAAGTTAAAACCTAGTAATTTTATTGGAAAAGTTGAATTCGGTACTGTTAAATCAGTTGACAACAAAAATACAGGCAGAAAAACACAAGTATTCGTCCCCACGACTAAACAGTTGCGTTTTGCACCGCGTAGCCGTTCCACCACACAGTCTGATTCTATTTTTGGGACAGATATTCAAGAAACTAAAATAATCGCTGTCAGGCACAATGAGAGCGTCACAGATAACCTAAAAGTTAGGTTCATCAAAACTGGCAAGGTTCATGATATTAAATATGTATCATCTGACGAATCAAACGGACCCATCGCGTTTGACTATGTCACGATCACGAAAGAACCGTCGGGAGCGTTTGATGGAACTTGATGCTGCATTGGATGTTTGGTTGAACGAAGTGAATAACCTAGTGCCTAACTTGCAACAACGTAAAAAAATTACGCTGGTAGGCGCCGAAGTTTATAAACGAGCGTTGCATGATGTTACTAAGACAAAACACTACAGTGGCGATCGTGATACAAGCAAGGTTGATCATTTAGCAGATTCAATAGAAGTTTCAAACGCCAATATCGATTACATCGTCGACGGATCTTCTTTGGTTGGATTCACTGCCAAAGGTATTAACCATGCACGTATTGCTCGATTGCTCAACGATGGGACAAAATTTATACCGGCAGATCACTTTGTTGATGAAACGCGGCGTAATTCACGTCATGCTGTTTTAGTGGCGCAATATGCTGAATATCAAAGGCTTTTGAAAGGTGGTAAATGATGATATTACCAACTTATGAGGTTAAAGATTTAATTGAATCATTGAAAATTGCTGACGCTGTTTTTACGACAAGTATTGATGAAGAATATCAAAAAGACGTGCAGTCAACTGTTATCTTGATCGCGGAGACGGTTAATGATTTGGATAAGAGAGCCAATAACCGTTTCAGGAATATGAATTATGGCGTTGAGGTACAAATATTTTACGGGACTGATTTTAATCAGCCAATACTTGACGTTGAAATAAAATTAGCAAGATTACTAGAAAAAAACGATTGGGTAATTACTCAATCAAAATCACACATAAATGACCCGAAAACTGATCAAGTGACTAAGGTTTTTTATTTTGAAAAAAATTATCTATTGGAGGATTAATTCATGGCAACACAAGGTATTGTTACATCGTATTTTGGTTTAATTGACGACAAAACAGGTCAATTGATTAAAGGAGACGATGGATTAAGCGCAACCGGCATCTATGAGGTTGATGGACACCCAGAAGCTACCGCCGAAGGTGCGACACAAATTCAAATTAACTCTATGGACACAGCGCCAACTTTGCAATATGCAAACGACAAAGCAAAGCGTTCAACGCATCCACGCTCTTATCCAACTGCAGAATTTACACTTTTGGATATTGGATTCGAGGCCAAGCAAAAGTTACTTGGTAAGGTGACTAATGGTAAGGGACGATTTGTTAACGGTATTGAAGATGCCCACGTTGCCGCTATTGCAGTAACACGTACGTTGGACAAGCGTAATAAGATTTATTACGCATTCGCAAACGGAATTATCACTGAAGGCAACAAGACTATGGGAACTAATAATGCTGCCGAAACAGATTCTAACGATACAATGACGTTGACCACCCAAGATCCAATTGTTGATGCACAGTTTGATGGGGAACCTTACGCAGTGTACACGGATTTGATTTCTGCATTCAAATTAGATGATTTGTTCGTAGAAACATTCCCTGGATATACTGCTGCAACTGTTCCGCCAGCTGGTGGTCAAGGATAAAAAAGAACCAATTCGCCATATAAATAAACAATACATGAAAATGGGCGGTTTTGTACATATAGAAAAGGAGCCTAAAAATGGCAGTTAACACAGAAAAGATTAAATTAAACAAGTTTGGCATCCGCAAAACAGTAGGGGTTCGTTTAACGTTTGGTTTATTCGAAAAGTTAGAAGAGACAGAAATCGAAATAGATGAACTTCAAGATGAAGAAGATCTTTCAGAGTTAGAAGCTAAGAAAAACAGAATAAAGTCTACCAAAATAATGGTTGACCTTATTCAAAATGTATTTGATTTGTCAGATGAAGAAATCGCCAAGATTAAAGATAGTATTGACCCAACTCAATTTGGTGAGGCATATTGGTACGTTACAATGCGCATGCGAGGTATGAGCGATTCTGATTATAACTTGGCTGTTCTAGAACAAAAGCGCAAAGCAGAGGAAGAAGCAGAAGACCCAAAAGCAGAACCAGTCGAATCAGAAGATTAGTATTCGACAAAAAAAACCAACTTGAAGAGTTGCGTTACTTCAAAAAACAATTATTTAAAGAGTATGGTATTTTGCCGGGAGATTTAGATAATCAAGATTACTTCGCATTCATGAACATGATGAATGCAAAAGAACCTGATAAACGCGCTGGTGATCCGCTTGAAATCGCTAAACAAATGGGTCTGAAATTACCAGAGGAAGGATAATAAATGGTTGAGAGAATACAAGCCGAGATGGCAACGGCTATAGCGTTAGATACACTTAAAGCTACCAATAGTTTACGCGGCCTAGGCAATGCTGTTACGTCTGTTAAAAATGCTTGGAAGGCACAAGAAGCAGCTGCAAAATCATCTGGTGATTACTTAAAGGCATCTCAAGAACGCTATCAAGGGCTTGGACGTGAAATGGACGCCCAAAAGAATAAGATAAGCGAGTTACAACAACGCCAAAAAGGGTTAGATACCACCACAAAAGAAGGCGCCGAATCATTCTTAAAGTACGAAAAAAATATTCAACAAGCTAACCAAAGATTAGCGAGCTTGGAATCACAGCAACAGCGTGCTAAGTCGTCAATGGAATATCAGACTAGCGGTTTAGCAAAGTTGCAACAAGAGTATAAACAGATGAATGCCGTTTCTGGATCGTATGTCGATCGCCTGAAAGCCGAGGGTAAGGAACGACAAGCTAATATCTCACATGCCAATTCTCTCAAATCATCATTATCAAACCTTTCTCAGCAGTACGTTAAGCAAGAAGATGAACTCAAGCGTATAGCTGCTGAAAGTGGCACGACAAACGAGGTATATCGCAAACAAAGTGTAAGAGTTAACGAAACGGCTACAAGCGTAGCTAAGATGAAGAACGAGTTTAAATCTGCACAACGTGAAGTTAATAACGCTAATCCGTATGGGTTTGGACGTTTTTCATCAGGAGCAAACGCCGCTTATCGTGCAGCTGATAAAATGGGCAATGGTTTTCACGCTGCTACTCAAAAAGCGAAAGAATTAGCTAGAAGCAGTGGACTGCTAGCTGTTGGTATCGGTGCAGTCTCTATTAAAGGCGCGCAAACAGCTGCTGACTTGCAAGAGTCTTACATCAAGACTCTTAACCTAGCTACTACTGGTGGTGAGAAAGCTGCTGAAGCTCAAAAAAATGTTAACCAAATGCAAAAAGACGGCTCTAAGTATTCTGTCGAATACGGAAAGTCACAGAAAGACATTGCTGATGGTTATCAAGAATTAATCAAACGAGGTTATACATCAGCTGAAGCTTTAGGAGCTATGCGTTCCGAATTGCAAGCATCTGTTGCATCTGGGGATGATTTTAATGACGTTTTGAGTGTTACATCGCAAGTTGTTGATGCGTATGGCATGCGTACTGATAACGCTGCTAAGATGACCAAAAACACCAAAGATGTCGTTAACCAACTAGCCTATGCCGCTGATATGACCGCAACTGACTTCCAATCGCTTGGAAAAGGGATGGAATATGTCGGTGATTCTGCTCATAGTGCCGGTTATGCACTATCTGAAACATCATCAGCAATGGGTATTTTGTCTAACCACGGACTTGAAGCTGATAAAGCTGGTACTGGACTTCGTAAAGTTATTAATTCATTAACTAGTGCGATAAGTGACCAAGATGCTGCACAACGAGGTCAAACCGCAGCGGTTGAAGGCTACAATTCTAAGATAGCCGAGCATAAGAAGAAAATTGAAGAAATCGCAGCCGCTGAAAAAGATGGCACAAAGAGTAAAAAAGCATCAGCATCAGCTACTAAAACGCAGCAAGACGCCATTGATAAATTAGAAAGCAAGGTGCAAGCTGTCAAATCTGGTGGCACTGGTGACATGCTTAGCAGTCTTGGAATTAGTAAAAGTCAATTGGTTGATTCAAACGGAAATTTGGTTAGTTTGACTAAGCAGATGGAAGTTATCAATGAAGCTACTAAGCACATGGGTACTGCTCAAAAGAACTCTGTATTTAATAGCCTATTTGGCACGACCGGTCAACAAGCTGGTATTATCCTTGCTCAAAACAACAAAGAGCTTGATGAGTTGAATGGCAAGGTTAAAAAATCAGCTGATGGACAAGGGTATGTAGCCAACTTGGCCACAAAAAATATGGCATCAGTCAAAGCCGAACTGTCTCAATTCAAAATGGCCGGCGAAGCAGCTATGATCATGCTTGGTAAAAAAATGTTACCGGTATTAGCTGATACCGCTGTATCAATGACTAAAGCTTTTGATTCTAAAGCCGGTCAACACGGATTAGAAGTTATAGCCGGTGGCATTGCTAAAGTTTCTGATGCATTACTTAATATGATTAAGTTTATCGGAACGCACACAACCGAAGTTAAAATATTTGCCTCTATATTTGCAGGGATATGGGCATTTAAAAAGATAAGTGATACCATTGGATGGATAAAAACAGCCATTGGAACTTATCGTGAATTAAACGGTGTATTGAAGACAACGGCGGCATTAAACGCGGCTGGTATAGGCGGCGGTAAAGCATCAGTTACTAAAACTGCCGCTAATGTCGGTGGAGAAGTTGCTACTGATGTTGGACTTAGTCGTGTCGCTGGTGCCGGCGGTGCTTTGAAAACAACATCAATCGCATCAAAAGTATTGCCGATAGCTGGTAAAGTAACTGGCATTCTAGGTGCTGCTGTAGCTGGTTGGGACGTTGGTTCAAGTGTTGTAACGGCCTTTAAATCTAAAAAGGCTGACGATGCTTATAAAGCTGGTGGGAAGACGGCAGGAACAGTTATTGGTGGTGGCATAGGTGCAGTATTAGGTAGTGTTATTCCCGGTGCCGGAACAGCTGCAGGTGCAATGCTCGGTGCTGGCATTGGTGATGCTTTAGGAAGCACCAAGGTAGCGCAGTCCATCACTGAAAAATTGTCTAATGCTTTCAAAAAGCATCCGATTAAAGTTCCTAAAATAGATGTTAAAGATGCTTATAAAGATTTAGATAAGGCCAATAAGAAATACTACGATGATAAAGCAAAGCGTGACAAAAAAGACGTTGATTTGCTTTACAAAAATGGCTATTTAACTAAGGTGGAGTACGATAAACGTCTCAAAGATATTCAAGATGAAGCGAAAAAGTCTGGGAATATTGAAAAACTGAGCCAGTCTGATCGTACAGCATTAACTAAATATTACGCTCAAAAGCGTACATCATTGGAGGAAAAAGCAGCCAAAGATAAAAGAACTGTTGGTAATAAGTGGGACAAGATAATTGGCGAGGATGCTGCTAAGTACGGCGATACGTCATTACAAGTCCAAAGGGACTACAAGAAAAAAGAACAAGCTGTGGCTCAAGTCGATAAAGACAAGAAGAAAGCCATTAACAAGCTCACTATTAAAGATGCCACTCAAACAACCATAGCAGAGGCTAAACTCCACACCACCTTAACAGGAAAGATACAGTTATCGTCAAATCAACAAAATAAGATTTTAAGTGATTTAGTAAAGAAGAAGGGAAAGTTGTCTGACAGTGAGTTAAAAAAAGCTTACTCTAATTCTAAAAAAGAATATGATGCAGTCAAAGGCTTTGCCGATAAGCAATATAAGTCGACAACTGAAACTGCTGAAAAGAAATTTAAGAATATTTCAAAGGCAGCAAACAACCAATTCAACTCTGTTTCTGATGCTGCTAAAAAAGAGGCTCAAAACACCATTGATTCTGCCAATAGGCAATTTAAAGGTAATTCTCAATACGCTAAAGAACAAAGGGCAGAGGTAACCAAACAGGCTAACAAAAAGCGTGATGATACAATTCAAGCCGCCAAAGACCAACGAGACGGCACGATTGATAAAGCTAGAGACGAGCGCAACAAAGTATCTAACGCAGCCACTGACAAGTACAATAGCACGGTAAAATCAGCTAGAAAACAAAGAGATGACGTTAAAAAAGCTGCCGAAGATCAGAAAAAAGGTGTTACTAAAAGTTCTGACGAAACGCATTCTCATGTTAAAAGTGGCAGTAGCTCATTTTGGGAAACGTTTAAAAAGATTGTTGTTGGCGGATTAGGAAACTCGTTTGGACCGATAGGCGTTGGTGTTAAAGCCATAAACGCTCTGGTCAGTAAATTTGGTGGTAGCAAACAAACGATCACACCGCCACCTACGAAGTTTGCATCAGGAACTGGTTTATTTTCTAAAATCAGGAAACCAATAACATCACCAATTATGGCAATGCTGAATGATGGCAATGATAGCCCTCAAACAGGAAACCGCGAGATGTTAATACATCCAAACGGTAAGCCCGAATTAGTACAAGGGACAAACGTCATTCGCCCATTGTTGCCTGGCACAGAGGTGTTAAACGCAACTGAAACAGCTATGATGCTGGGTCAACAAAAAATAAGCAGATTCGCTAGCGGCACAGGCTTCTTTGCTGACGTTTGGGATAGCATTAAAGATAGCACTAAGCGCTTTACGGAGATGTTTAGTTTTATAACAGATGCAGTGGCTCATCCAATAGACAGCATGGCGAAAACGTTTAATCCAAAGCGCAATCGCGATAATGGCGATGTATTTAATGCGCTAGAGGATCACGTGTTCGATAAGCCTGTTAAAGAACAAGCAAAGCCGTGGTGGTCAACACTGTGGGGCATGGCTAAAGATGCTGGAGATGATAGCGCTAGTAACTCCGCTCTGCTGAGCAAGATGATTAAGTTAGGCAATGGCAAGCCTTACGTTTGGGGAGCTACAGGACCTGATGGATATGATTGTTCAGGACTTGTGCAGGCAGCCTTAGATGAGTTGGGTAAATCATTTCCTCACTATTCAGGAGACCAATATAACAGTTCTACAGCTGTTTCAAATCCATCATCTGGTGACTTAGTGTTCTTTGGTGAAGGTGGAAGTCAACACGTTGGCGTATACGGTGGTAATGGTCGCATGTATAGCGCGCAATCACCGCAATCTAACCCAAACATCGGGTGGGCTAATGTATCTGATTGGTCTGAAAAACTAGCAGCTAGTCCATATCGTCGTGTTCCTGGCATGAAAACTGATGATAGTAGCAACAAACAGGAATCTGGATTGAATAAGCTGGTTAGGTCACAAGTCGGCGGTATGTTTGATTGGATCAAGAAGTTTATTGCGCCCTTGCAAGATAGTGGTGGTTCAGAACCAGCAGGAGATGGTGTCGGACGTTGGCGCGGTGATGTTGTTAAGGCATTGGGACAAGTCGGATTAAGCACTAGCTCAAGCATGGTTAACAAGGTATTGCGCCAGATTCAAACTGAGTCTGGTGGAAACGCTAGCGCAATGGGTGGAAATGATGGACTTGCTGATGGTAATGCTACGGGATTGATGCAAGTTAAGCCTGGAACGTTTAGAGCTTATGCAGCAGCAGGACACACTAACATCATGAATGGCTATGACAACATTCTCGCAGGATTAAATTATGCTAAAAATAGATATGGAAACGACTTATCGTTCTTAGGACAAGGTCATGGATATGCTAACGGCACAATTACAAATGTTCCGCATGTTGCAAACATTGCAGAAGGTGGCATGACGGAAGCTGTTATTCCTTGGGACCTATCTAAGAAATCTCGTGCAATGGAGTTATTGGGCGAAACAGTAACGCATTTCGCTCAGAATACACCAAGCGTATCATCGAATAATAGTAATCAGTCAAACAGCAATGACAGTGAGGTAATTTCTAAATTAGAAGGTAAGTTTGATCAAATGATAGGGTTCTTATCTCAGCTAGTTTCACAGGGTAATAACCCAACGCAAGGATATGCCGTTTTAGACAGAAGTGACTTGTACAGAAAGCAGGCCAGCGATGGCAATTTAAGGGATTATCAAGCATTTTGATAGGAAAGGAGGCTTATCATCAAGCCGACATTTTTAATAAAGTTAAAAGGTCAAGAAGAATTTGATCTTAATGTCCGTTTGCCCAATATTCAATATTTGGGAGGAGATTCAACGCCTGCATTTAATAATTTATACCAGGATGACACTAATTCACGTGATGGGAATCGCTTTACAACAACAACTTTTGGCAAATTAGTATTTACCGCTGATTTTTTAATGATAGCTAAGAGCTACTACGATCAAAAGTTATTGAGACATGAAATGTATCAGATATTCGGTGATAGGGACCTAGTACGGTTCAGGACTGATATTGATTTTCAAAAAGTGATGTATGGCAGGCCAGCATCTTTTGATATTAAACATATATCAGATGGCAATAGTGATTCAGTTTTTTCGATTCAATTTGAAATACCTAGTGGTTACAAGTATTCATTAACGCGCAGTGATCAAATATCTAGCGATGATATCTCATTTGGTATGAATTTCAAACTACCCGAGAGACCCACATACACACATTCAGAGAACAAATTTAGAATTTATAATCCAAGTGACATCGCGATAGATCCTTATTATCAGCGACATGATTTGTTGCTTAGAATTAATTTTGAAGGTGATTTTTATAGAATTGAAAATAAAACAAACGCGACAGCGTATCAATTTAACCGCGCGTTAACAATGAACGAAAATGTGATGTTGAACGGTTTGAAAACTAGCCTTAACGGGTTACCTGACTCAAAGGATAGTGATTTTGGTTATTTAAAGCTAGAAAAGGGTTGGAATGACATAGTGGTAACGGGTGCTACCAGTCATCGTACTATTTTTAGTTTTCCGTTCGTTTACATTGATTAAATACGATATGTTAACAGTTAGCAATCGAGACAGCACCCTAAAAGAACCGATTACTAGCTTAATTAATTCATCGTTTAATGTCAGTTGGGAAAACAACAGCAGTTATCAAATGACATTTACTGCCTATGCAGATAATTCAGCCGGTTTCACGTTATTAATACCTGAAAATATCATTACTTGGCATGACCAGCAGTTTGCAATCAAACAAATGATACCCAACTATTCAGCTGGTTACAATACGATTGGCATAACCGCCACTCATATTTATTTAGATGTCCGTAAAATCTTCAAACACGATAAAAAGGCAGGCACATTGACTTATTCAGTTAATGATGTGCTTGCTTTTTATTTGGACAAGAACACATTTGGTTACACATATGAGGTCAAGGGAAATTTTTCAAAACAACAAATAACTGATTTGGGTGGCAACAACGTGTTTGACGGCTTGTCACAAATTATTTCTACATGGCCGGACGCCATCATTTATCCAGATAACAAGAAAATTTTGATTTACTCTAAACAATCATTTTCTAAAAATCTTGGCAACAGATTAGGATATGGATATAACACTGACAATATGTCATTGACTTACGATTCAACATCTCTAGTTAATCAGCTAACAGTAGTTAGTGCAACTAAAGATAACAATTCGGTATGGTTTCAGCCCCATATTGTTAAAGATGACGACTCCATAGCCAAATACGGTGTATGGGACGGTGGAGATTTTTCAGATGAACGTTTTCATGACGTGCAGGCTGCAGATGAAGCTGCAAAAGAAAAATTTATTGTTGAACCCTCCATTTCTGTTTCATTAGATTATTTAGATAGTGATGAACCCGTTCCAGGTGAAATTAGAAGATTAGAAATATTAGATACGGGATTTGTGACCAACGTAATGGTTGTAGCCTACAGTTATTACCCACTGGATGACACCCAAAAAACGTCACTAACTTTAAATAGCAATGCTAAAACAGTGCTAGATTACCAGCGCAGTAATCGTAATGCACTTAACCAAGCTAAAAATTTGAATAAGGATCTAGCAATTTCAGTTAAAAATACAAGTGATAAGATCAACGTAATCACTACAGATGGCATATGGTATGACTATCGCGGCGGCGGACATGTTATATAAGTAAAAAGGAGATGAATGATAATGTCGAACAATTGGAACACTAGACCAATATTGTCTTTTGAAGATGAGAATTTTCTACCTAAAATAAGTGTATCCCCGGACGATGGCCTTACCATAATTCCAGATGCAAAAGACGGATCAATAAGGTCACTTGCGTTACCCGATGGGTTCCACTTCACCAAATCAGATTTCAGTGATTTTAAATTTGACAAGGTCACTTTTGAAGCGTTAAATAGTGGTAATCACGAGTTATCATTTGACGATTCAGGTCATTTATTAGTTGACGGCAAAATATTAGTTGATGAAAATGCTAAGTTTGCCTTGAAATCAGAAAAAATACCAGCAGGTAGTGATTTAGACACTTACACCCAAGAGGGATTTTTTTATTCAGACAAAGATAAAGATGTTGTTAGTATGACAAATGCACCGACAACACATGCCTTGACAATGCAAGTTTATCGTGCGGCGGGTGTTGTTCAAATCGTCACTGAATACACGACTAATGACTCAGCAGGGACGTTCATACGCTCATATTATGACGTGAACAACATATGGAGTCCGTGGCGCAGAGTTATCACGAGTGACTCCAGTGGCAATATCAAAGCACCAAGCGGGGCACTACTTCAAGAAGTTAAAAGCGTTCAAACAAAAGTTAATGGGTTAGGAACTTATTACGACGCCAGTTCTTCAATCATATTTGTTCGTTCAGGCAAGATCGTGACGGCATATGGCAATTTAAAAATTGCAATAGATATTACTGATTTGAACTCATATCATGCCGAAACGCTCATTCCTAGTGACTGCTTGCCATTTGCAGAATATCGTGTTGCAATAGCCACTAACGCACCTAGTAGTAAACAAAAAGTCCGTGGCGACTTAGTATTTCAAACTAATGGTGGTGTCACGCTAGATGACGTGTCAATCGGTGAAACAAATGTTATTGGTGGCACATTGCCGGTAGGTACCACCATTAGAATATCAGCAACATGGGTTGTTGCTTAAGGAGACACATGGAAAAATTAGAAACAAATCTTGACTTGAACCTAGGACAGGTCTTAAGAACCCAACTAGGCGATAACTTTGAAAAAATACAAGTCGCGGTTGATGGTCAAGGCGACACACTCAACAAGCAAATATTAGACATGTTGGGTGGCGTACCATTAGCCAGTCAAAACGAAGTGACACAAGCACGGATTGACCGTTCAGGAAAGTCTTATAAGACTTTGAAATCACGTGGTGACGCTGACCAAGCAACAGCTGAAACAGCATTGAATGAAGGACGTGAAACAAAATCAGAAGTCATTGAGGCACGTTCGGACAATGCAGGTAATGGGTACAGCACACTTAAAAACCGCTTAGACCACCAAGACAGTGAAATTGACACCAAGTTAGCACAAATTAGCCTAACACCTGAAGTATTTGCTAACTTGGCAGCGCTAAAGAGTACCTATCCAAGTGGTAAGGCAGGTATATTTATCACGTCTGATAATGGTCACAAGTACTTGTGGTCAAATGGCTCATGGGTTGATGGTGGTGTTTATCAAGCGGTTGGCTTAGCTGATGGTGTAGTTGATTCACGAAAAATAGCTAAGCGCACAGATGTGACTAATCAAATGACCGTATTAGCTAATCGCTATATATCGACTAGCAACGTGAACATTGCTTATATTACCTCGCCTAATTTTTTCGTAACTAAGATACCAGTATTGCCACAAGGGACGATGAGATTACCAATCTTGCCCATCAACGCTAAATTTATTGCAGCCACCTTGGCAGACGGCAACACTTTGGTGTTTGAAAAAACAGTCGATGAATTAAATGCTGGTGGGTCATCATTCACACGTCAAGGGTACACAGTTACTGACTCTGAATTAGTAATTGATATGCAATATGTTTTCAATCAATTGACTGAAAAATACATCTATATTGCCCAGCCATACACTCAGCAGTCTCAGCTATATGTCAAAGTAAGCAAGGAGCAATATTTAACTGATTTAATGGCGCTGAGTGACACTAATAATGTGACTAACAAGGCACTGACCGAGCTTTCAAATGAGTACTTGCCAGTTGATATTAAGCCACTCTACCGTCAACGTAATATCTCTTGGAATACCACGACAGGCGAGCTGAATTTTGGTAACAGTGATGTCTATGCTGCCATGGAATTAACTAATTTGCCCGACAAAGGTTTGATGAAATTCAAACAGACAGTATTAGACAGTGGTCAATTCATTATGTTGTTTGACAATACAGGGAAGGTCATTGCCAATTTTGGTACACAATACAATGATGGTACTAAGACACTAGATTTTCTCTACTTAGATGGCACTGATGTTGTGTTTGATTTTAAGAAGGCACTAATTGCCAACCCAAAGATGGCTAAGATGCAAATTACACAAATGCGTGGTGACATCTTTACGTTTAAACCGGTGTTCTACGGTGTTAAAAATGTTTCAGAAGTTCTTAAATGGGCAGACGCTACAAATGAGACACAAGACGAGCTAATGTTACCATCTGTTTATCCTGTCATGAATGGCAAGACTGCTAATGTCGTATTAACTAATTTGTTAAAATCAGGCAGTGTTTATGATGATAAGAATGTCATTGCAACTAAAACACTTGGTACTCAAAAGATAGGATTGGTTGAAGCAGCAGACACGCAATTAGGCGTTAAGACAAGGAATGAAGACCCTTATCAATATATCCCTGTTCAGCGTGTTGATGCCACTAAAAATGGCGGAAATAAGTCAGTCATGATTATTGGTGAGTCAACATCTGAATCACTTTATTTGTTGGATAGTATTCGTGATCGTTTGGCGTCTGATGCCACTAAATTTACCTTAGTTGGCACACGGGTAAAAGATGGCGTTAGTCACGAAGCACGAAGTGGATGGGGTGCTGGTGCGTTGCACTATGTTGACAAAACCGATGATACAGGCAATACGAACTCATTCTACAATCCAGAAAAGAAGGAATTTGATTGGGCTTGGTACTTGACACAGAATAACATGGCAGCGCCTGATATTGTCGTCATTAATTTTGGATTAAACGATCCCAACCGGTATGTTACTAATGGTACGTCGTTGTCTCAAACAGACCACTACAACTTTTTCATTAGTCAAATCAGGGCTGTTAAACCAGATACGGTGATTGTTATTGGTTTAACACACATCTACTCATCATTTGGCAATTTCCGAAATGATGCCCGTAGAGATAACATTGCAGCATTGCTCAATCAAACAATTCAAGATTTCGACAATCGCACTGATGAGCGTATTTATATTGCGCCATATTATTTGAATATCGATACCCTTTGGGATATGCAATATCAGCAAATACCAGCTAATGAATACCAGCCAGAGAGAGTGGACTATATTGGAATAGACCACTTCCACCCCTCTGAAATAGGTTACAAGAAGATGGCGGACGTGATGTATGCTGCTATCAAACAGACGATTTAGGTGTATTAAATGAAAAAACATTTTTGGAAAAATAGAAACTGGGTCACGGTAGCGGTTGAAGAAATCATCATTGGGGCTATTATCATGCTGCATTATCAGCAATTAGACGGTCGTTTACCGTGGGCGCTAGGTTTGTTGGATAACCCGATATTGGGACTTATTTACGTCTTGATTGGCTTTACCTTGCTAGTTAACTCATTGTGGGACTTTTATTGGTATCGCATACGTTTGGTGCTGATAGCGTTATCGGGGGGCATGTGGGCGTTACTAGCAGGTAGTTACATCATGAATATTGTCGTCACTGGTAATGTGACCATTGCACCATTCATATTTATTGTCATCACGATTAATGTGTTCCTGAGTGCTTGGGAGGAACCGCGGTACAAATTGAAAGGCGGTGATCGGTATTGAGTATTTAGCCCCAACACTAGCAGTTATTGGCACCATTGCCACTGGTTTCTTTGCGTGGCGTGGCAAAAAAGAAGATACTGTTAAAAATCACGATGACACGGTTAGTGAAATGTTCGCGACGCAAGGCGCATTGGTTAAAGAGCTGTCAAATCAGGTTTCTAATTTAAGCGGCGAAATTGAAGATTTACGCAATGATAACGGTAATTTGACACTGGAAAATAAGGCTTTGCGCGAGCAAGTCGAGAAATTGACCAGAAAAATTGATGAACTAATGAAGACAGCTTAGTTGTCTTTTTTTTTGAGGAGAAAAAATGAATAAACTAAAACGCACAGCGGTTGCCTTATTCGGAGCAGTTGCTTTTTTTGTTGCCGTTGCAACAGGTGCATCAGCCAATACGAACGGCATTGATGTCGCTAGTTACCAGGGAGACTCACAACAGTATTTCAGCTCATTTAAACAAGTTGGCGATCAATTTACCATTGTTAAGTTGGGCGGACGTGGCGGCGGTGAGGGTGCGCATTATGCTAACCCTAAAGCCTATAATCAGATCCAAAACGCTGATCGAGCAGGCATGCAAACCGCAGGCTATTTCTGGGGTGAATTTGGTGATTCAGTCAGTGAAGCCGCTTATCACGCGCAATTAGCCATTCAAGACGCGCGGAATGCAGGACTAGCTAAAGGGTCATATATTGCCTTAGACTACGAGGCAGGCGCAGGCTACAACAAGGCTAACAATACTACAGCTATTTTGACATTCATGGATGCCATTTACGCCGCGGGTTACAAGCCTATGTTCTACAGCTACACGTCATACGTGAACTCATATGTCGATTTGAGCCGTATCAACGCACGTTACCCTAATGCTTTGTGGTTAGCGTGGTATTTGACTACAGCACACCAAGCAACACCACCTATGCAATACTTCCCAAATTATTCAAACGTGAAGATTTGGCAGTATGCAGATAACCACTATGGTGTTGATGGTAATGTTATGGTCAACGGCAGCCTTGATAATGCTAAACCTGCTGAACAAGTAGCTGCTAAGCCTGCGCAATCAACAACGATACCAACTAAACCAGCTAAGACACAATATGCAACATTCAGTGGCGTGTATGTGGCTGATTACTGGACAACTTGGAATAACAAGATTTACGGCGTGAACAACGACATGGGCATTCCAGTCATCGATTACAACAACTACATGCCAATCAGCGCCTTTACGTTGACTGACCGTTATGGCCACAAATTGAGCAACCAAACAATTAAGGGTAATAATGGTCAAATGGAGTACTTCACTTTGGCTGGTAAGTACAAAGTGCTAAGTCAAACAGCTACAGCAGTTCAAGTTCAAATTGGCGGTGAACCTGTTTGGATGATGAAGAGTTTCGCAATAATCAAATAATAAGGGGAAATAATGACATTTAATATTGATTCAAACATTGCAATTCTAATCATCACTTGGTTGGTGGTTCAAGTTTTAAAGCCTACCAAAATAAACAATCATTTATTGCCACTCGTAGCGGTCATCATTGGCGCTTTGGTAGCGGTAGCGCTATCGCTATACACCAAAGATACCAAGCTAGTTCAAGATGTTGTACTTGGCGTATGGGCTGGGTTCGCATCAACCGGATTAAATGAGACAGCCACTAAATCTATTACTTCAATCATTGATGGATTTAGTAATGGATTTGGAAAGTCCGAAGAAAAGAAAACTGAATAACCACAAAAATGCCCAACTGGATAATTGATGTGAACCCAATAACTTTCTGAACAGATTTTTATTCTGTCCAAGTTATTGGGTTCACTTCATAATCTGGTTGGGTGTTTTTTTGTGATATAATGATTAAAAAAATAAAGTGAAAATAAAAATGTCGAAAAAATTTGTATATATTGATGAATCAGGCAATTTTGGGAGTGATGGGCGCTATTTCACAATTGCGGCCATTGAAGTAAGTGAATCCAACCATCAAAAATTAATTAGAAATATGAGAAGAATTACTGGTCAAGTAAAACGAAATTTTCCAAGCATTGCTACAAGTCTTGGCGAAGTAAAGGCAGCAAATAGTGACATAGTAATTAGAGAATACGTTATTCGTAAAATAGTAAATTCTTATTTTGTTGTTCGTTATATAACCGTTGACTTAACCAAAATTGACAGCAAGTTACTTGAAAATCAGAATATTTTGTATAATTATTTGGTCTCATACATAGTTAAACCAGTTATAAAACACTTAGGCGATGGTGATAGGTTAGAATTTTATATCGATGAAAGAAATCAAGCCGTGAAAAACGGATTTAACATTGATGAATATATAAAACACTTAGCTTGGTTTGAAATGAAAAAATACACATTAGGGATCGAGGTTAAATCTGTTAAATCACATAAATTCGAGGGAATTCAGGTTGCTGATTTCATTGCACACGCCATTCAATGTAAGTTCGAATACAATTATGAGCCTTTTCTTGATAAAATACGTCCAAGAATTGGCACAAGACAACATTTTCCCTATAAAGAATTTGGAAAATAGTATTGCGTGATTTAAATAAATTTGTTATTATAATGACATAAGGGTACATTAGCCAATACATGTCGGGATTAATATGTTTATATCTCAGCTGTTGTGCACAAGCCGGTGTATTGCAATACCCGTACATATTAAAGAAACGCCTACTCGGAAAAATCCTCGCAGGTGTTTTTATTTGCGTTCTATTCAAGTATTTCACTAGCCCAGTCATTTAATGCACGTTGTTGCTCGTTGTTTAAGTCAAGTGGCTCATTGTATTTCTGGTGCGCATCAATCAAGTAAATATCAATGCCGGTCCGTTTATGAATTGTCGTGGGTGGCATGATTCTTAAGATGGCTCGTATTGTTTTTTCGTTGTTCATATTATTTCCTTTCAACTAATGATACGAGATTGAATTAAAAAACACTTACAAGTTGCTAGTTATTTTGCATATAAAAGATACCTATAAATTGGGGACGTTCTGGGGACTTACTATTAATATCCAGTGGTATCTAATAGCTATAAAACCAGTAAATTCAATGCTTGCACAAGACATAGAACGAAACAATATCGGTATTTTAGTTGAATGGGAATAAAATTTAAATAATGTACAGATAGTGCTTTTCTTTTAGGCCATATTTGATGTGCTTCTATCAAAAAAGATTACGATAATGTGATATTATCGTAATCTTTTTTTGTGATATAAGTTAATTATTTGGTATCATTTTAAAGTTTTTTAGTTACTAATTTTCCTCAAGTATTCTGTTAGCCCGTTCGATTGTGGCAATAAATTGCAAAACACTATTCATCTGTTCACTCGTTAATCCACCCATTTTAAACGTTAAATTATCCGATAGGCTTAGTAGGTAATCAGAAGAAGTATTTAAAATTTCACAAATTTTAACTAGTGTTTCAAGTGACGGATATGATAGGCCTTGTTCATAGGCTGAAATAGTGCCTTTGCTTACCTCTAAACGTTTTGATAATTCTAATTGTGTCAGATTTTTAGATTTTCTTACTGCTTTAAGTTTTTCCCCGAAAAAGTCTGTCTGCATGTTAAATTCACCTTTCCTATTAGAATATCAGAGTCACATACCAGTATTGGGTGCATAAAGTAATAGTTAAATTGATACTTTCTGAAAAATGTGGTATTATAATTTTGTTATTAAACAAATAATTGAAAGCGGGGAATTGAAATGATGAATGAAAATCACAAGTGGAAATTAGTAAAGTTTGGTAAGTATCTTGTCAGTGTTGGTATGATGACATTGGTTGTTGGGAGTGGTGTTGTAATGGCGAGTGTAAGTACCAACACAGACTCTTCAAAGCAAAGTACAGCTAAAAAAGTCAATTGGCAAGCGAATTCCACAGAAACGGTTAAGCAAAATATTGCTAGTCAAAAGAAATCAAATGACTTAGACAATTACGAAGTGCAATGGGGTGATACATTAGGAACCATTTCAGTAGCTACTGGTATCAGTGTAAATGATTTGGCTTCACGTTATGGTATTCCCGATGCCAACAGTATCTTTGCAGGTGTTACCTTAGTGCATCAAAAAGAGTTCAATAGTCAAGTTGCTAACATCACGGCTGTGATATCTAGTAATCGAACTGCTGGCACCAAAGTAACAACAAGTACACCAGCAGTGACTGGTACAGAAACCACTGCATCAGGTACACCAGCAGTTAGTGGCACGGAAACTCCTGCCAGTGTACCAGCAGTTAGTGGCACGACAACCACTACATCAAGCACACCAGTAGTTAGTGACACACCAACCACTGCATCAAGCACGCCAGCAGTTGCTGGATCGACGACTACGCAGAATACACCAGCTATATCATCAAAAAACAATACATCAACTAATAATGGTTCAGCCGCATCAACTGATAAGGGTACAACAACACCTGCTACATCAACAGATAATTCAGGTGTTAAGCATGCCGAAGCTGGCTCACCTGAAAACCCTGTTGACCCTGATACAGGGACGCAAGCACCAAATGGTACTTACTTTGATAATGATGGTTGGAACTAA